GAGGGTAAAAAATTGTTTTAGGAGGATTGAGGATATAGTTTGTATCTGGTAGGTTTGGGTAGTATATTTCATCCATATTATGAGAGAAGCTTTTGCTAGAGCCTTAGTACCTGTCACCATAATAACTTTTGTAGGAATTATGGCATTAGCACCTCTGTACGTCACTATGAGCCTTATGACAAGGCAGATGCAACATAAGACTAATTAATCAGCAGCTTCGGCTGTATTTCCCTCTTCTACCCATTTTAGGTACTCTTGGTAATCGCTATTTGCCTCATTAAAAGGTATAACTGTAAGTTTGTAAGGTTCTGTATTACCCTCTTGTTTTTTAACGCAATCGACAACACCTTTTGGATTTTTAATTAATTTATAAATTGGATTTGTTGGGTAAGCCATATTTAAAGTTCTGCGTTTAAATGTATGTATGCGTTACTGCCTAATTCTAATCTATAAGCCTCACCCGTTGTAAGCCCAGATACTCCACTATTTTGGTATAACAACGCAACTCTAGGGCTTTGTGCATATATTACATAACTGTCAAAGTAATCAAGTGCATTAGTATTTACTGCTATAAAATAATTACTACCACTTCCTTGAACTAAAGAGGGTGCTGTTCTCATAACAGGATAAAAAATCGTTGTTTCAATTTGAGTAGCACTATACGCATAGCCTATTCCCATCTGATTTGTAGCATGACCTGTTGTAGCACTATCTCTGCCATCAGCAACAACATAATAGTATCTCTGACATAAAGCAAGCTCCTGAGCAAATGACCTATGCTCAAAATCCGAGGCAATGCTGCCTTCTTCTAATTGCACTCCCGTGATACTCCAATCTGCTCCAGCATTTGCACAAAGTTTTACATTACCAGCAATCCTAGAGCCGTAAGAATTTACTCCTGTAGCTGACCAACTATTTGCAGCAGATTTTTCATTATTACTGCCAGACCCAAGATCAAAATAAAGCGTTAAACCATTTGCACTTGTAACAGTTGCCCTGTTATAAACAGAATCAGCAGTAGAAGTGGTATCTCCAACAATCGTTATTGTTTTCTTTTCCCAAGTATCAGCAGAACTTATTGTGTATTGAAAAACATTCCCCCTAGAAAAATCACCTGAGACTAAAGAACCTCCGAAAGTTCCAGTTAAACTGCTTTTCACATGAAAACTAAGGGTTACATTTTTTGCTTGTGCAGTTCCAAAAGCTAAATAATTTGTATCTAAATTTTCTATTCTTGTTTGCAATACATTAAAACTATCTGCACCACCATCATCTGCTACCGCTACTGTCATTTTCATTGAAGCAGCAAAACCATAAGGTGCGTTCGTAGGATTTCCATGTAATTGCTGAACATTTAGAGAAGTGCCACCACCCGCCGTAGTTGATACCATAAATCTATCTAATACATATTCATGTTCATCTGTAACTGCTGTGCTTGTAGTTCCTGCTCTTTGGCAAATAATCATTTCGCCATTAGTTACTAAATTTTTACGACCAGATAATTGACCTCCATTTATAGAACTAATATTGGCAGTACACGTTCCATCAGTATTGTTGACAGTAATAGCAGCATTAGTAGCTCCTACCCCTTTTATTGAATTTACTTTGATTTCACTCATGGTTTTGGATTAGCGTCCTTTACAGCTTTGATGTGAGTAGCCCACGCTCCAGTAGCATCTAACTTACCTGCTACTAAGTCTTTATAGAGCATGTCGAGTTGATTACCATAAGAATCATATATTGTTTCACCATCAGTTGTTCTATCGGTTTTGTACTTTACTTTTGCCGCCTCTTCATCAAGCTCAGTCCTAGCTTTTGTCACAAGACTGTCATCAATACTTACTGACTTTCCGTCTTTATCAAACGCACCAGCAGAGTCATCAATAGTAACAACTGTTCCAGCGTATGCTTTGTAAATAGCTTCGTGATCTAGTGCCATAGTGTTTTACCTTAATTATAAGACATAGCCATCATGCTGCTACCTCCATTGCTGTTATTGTGCTTGATCCTCCAATAATGTAAGGCCCGTTATTAGTTCTTTGTGGTCTGTTAATAAACAAATTAGTTGTAGCAAGTGTATTGGATGCACATTGTAATTTGTATGTGATAGTATCTCCTAAAGTATATAAAGGAGTATCTAAGATTTGATATGCAACGGAATAAATTTTGTAATCACCATCTGCAAGAGAGGGTGTTGCATAACCGAATGTTGCGTTTCTCTGATTACCAGTAGCGTAAGTTGAAGCTCCAATATGTGTAGATCCTCTGAGTAAATTAAACTGTGCATATAAATTATCCCCTCCACCACAACATAAAGTTGTTGTTATAAAAATTTTGCTATTACTAGCTGACGGTTGTATGGAAACAGCCATGCCTGTTATATCAGTAGGAGTATTGTTATTGTGAGAAAAAGCATCAGTCTTTATTGTAGTTTCAATTTTTAGAATTTTACCTACAGAAGAATTAGAAGTAAGGATAGTACCATCACCATCACTAGGTAATTTAAGAGTGCGATCAGATGTTGGGTTACTATCTGGTGCAGCTATGATTACTGAATTACCACCGCTATGTTTTAGTTTGATCTTTGCGGTCATTTATTTAGCCTCCAGTGCAGCGACTTTTGTTTCCAGTACTTCAATTTTAGCAATAGCCTCCTGTAATGCAGCGGTTAACAAAGGTACAAGTTTACTTTGATCTATTCCCTGATATACAGGGTTGTTGTCAGCATCAACTTCATCTTTTGTTCCTGTTATAGCCTCTGGTACTGCTGTAACTTCATGTGCAAAAAACCCGTCAACTGTTTTATCTGGTTCACTTTTAAAATTAAATCTATAAGGATTTAGAGTTTTTAACCTTGTAATACCGTCAGAAATAGCAACAGCATTTTCTTTAAGTCTATAGTCCGAACCTGTGTTGTATGCAACCGCAGAGTTAGTAACTACAATACTACCTTTATCAACCCCTGCAAATCTAAAAGAAAACATAGAGCCGCTTCCTGATATTCGGTTAAAAATACAACCATGTGTTGAGCTATTAAGACCTAAAAATATTCCATTTCCTGCCGATCCTAAAGAAATTCCTCCGTTTCCTGAACTGGCTTCTGCAACACTTACCGCAGTTCCAGTATGTTGATGTAATAAGTTTCCATTAGAATCTACACGCATAACTTCTGCAACAGTTCCACCATTCAAAGTGCTTAATGTAAGTCCAGAACCAACACCTTGACTTAAATATCCACTAATTTGTCCACCATAACCGTTTCCTTTATGTAATTGAAGAGTTGTAGTAGATTCTCCAGAACTAGGAGCACCTGATTCAATTTGTACTAAAATTTCATCTGCATTTTGAGAATCGGTTTTCACTTCTAAAAGTCTAGCGGGACTTGTTGTTCCGATTCCAAAATTGCCAGAACTATCTACGGTTGCTCTAGTTGTTCCACTAGTATTTATATTGACAATATCAGTTCCAAAACTTAGTCCTGTATTTGAATCCGTCCCTTGAATTGCTGGACTAGAATTTGATCCGTCAACTCCAGAAATACCAGTAGTGCCATTAATGTTTAAAGCCATAATTAAAGAATAACAAGTATTGCGCCTGCTGGCACAGTAAGGGTGACTCCACTATTTATAACAGGTGATATTGTTAAAGCATTTTTGTTTGAACTTAATTGGTAATCTTGCGTCATATTTTGATCAGTTTCAAGAAATAACTCATCACTTCCCCCTCCAGTTGTACCAGAACCCCCAGACGGTAAATTTGTAAGATTTGCACCACTTACAGCAGGTAATGTTGCAGGAAATCTTGCATCTGGTATAGTGCCACTTGCTAAATCATCTGCATCTAAATTAGTAAGATTTGCACCGCTAATAGCTGGTAATGTAGCTGGAAATCTGGCATCTGGTATTGTGCCACTGCTTAAATTACTTGCATTTAACGCTGATCCATCAATAAAGCCAGCACCATTTGTAAGTTGATTATTATTAGTAGGTACAGTTGGCTTATTAAGTAAATCGTTAAAATTAACTACATTAGAATTATTATTTACAGTATTACCCATATGTGCATGATTTATACACATATAGTGCAAAATTAATGGTGTCGTATCTGTTACTTCTATTTCTACATATCTACTAGATGCACTATTGAAAGAACTGTTATATGCAGAAGAATTAGCTTTTGAACCGTCAGCATAAAAAGTGATCCCAGTTGTATATTCTGTAGTTTTATTTGCTTCTAAATAAAATGCAATTGGATGGCCACTATTTGAAGAATCAGATTGATCTAATCTATATGTCCTTCCTGGTGTAAGTGTTATAAAAGGTGCTTCATATCCATCCACCTTATAACCATTACTAGAACCAGTACCGTTATATCTATGAGCCGCAGTTTTTGCAGCTACAGTTATTGATAATGTTTTTGTAGAACCAGTATAAGTTGCCTGCAAGGTTGCAAAACCTCTAATATTTCCATCATTTTGAAGTGTTAGATTTCCAGTGAATGCAGGGTTTGTACTAGAACCAGGATCAACCCAACTTAAATTACCACTAGCATCACTAGCTAAAACATAACCACTTACACTTGCATCTGATGCTGGCAATGTCCATACGACATTTGATGTAACAGTAGCAGGTGCTTTAAAACCTACATGATGTGAAGAATCACTATCTAAATATCTAAATTCTTTCTGACCTGATACTGAAAAATGTTCAGAAGATGTCCATGAATCAGTGGAGTCTAACCAGTTTATGGTTTTATCTGTTGCACCTTTTAATGTAATACCCCCTCCTGAAGCAGTTGTATCTGATGGAGTAGATACTTTGCCTAATTCTATATTTTTATCTTCTACAGTAAGAGTTGTAGTGTCTATTGTTGTAGTCGTACCATTTACAGTAAAATCTCCTTCGACAGTTAAGTTACCAGGCAGTGATCTATTAACGTCAGGTATTGGTACATAATCTAAACTTTGCCATGCTGTAGATCCATCACCTATCTTAAATTTTTTAGTATCTGATTCTATGCCCCATTCACCAGCTAATAAAACAGTATTATTAGATGTCCAATTACTAGCAGTATCCCTTCTTTGTTTTTGTAATGCAGTTAATGTAATAGTCATATTTAAACAGAAGACCCTGCATCTATTATATTAGTCCGTGCAGGGGTTGCACTACTATCTAAAGCATCTAATATATATTGTCTTGCAGTATTAGAAGAATCACCAGCATCATATATTAAATCACCTATATCAATTGGTACAGAAACTAATTCTATCTCAACATTCCATTTGCTTGTAATACCATCCGATATTGTTGGGGGTGTTGCATAAAGCCATGCAAAATCTGATACTAAAGCTACAGGTGGTGAATTATATCCGTTCCAAGTAGTTGAAGAAAGAAAAAATATTTCAAAGCTACCATTTTGACCATCATAATGAGTTCTAATATCTGTAACTTGACTTTCCGTTAAATTATCAAAACTTAACTGTAATGTTTGATTTATACGTCTATTACCACGCCTGAAACCTGTAGTTGTACCGTCTGATGATTGTTGTATTGCACTAGGAAAATCACCAGGGGTATAAAGTCTTGTAGTAGGAACGATAGAAGGAAAAGTAGCCATTAAATAGGAACGCTAATTAATTCTATAGATGTACTATATCTATTAGGGGATGAAATGCTAATTTGAAAAGATTGTGCATATCTCCATTTATAACTGCTACTACTTACTGGAGGTGTAGAATAACCTGCCCATATTTCTGTTGATAGATCAAAAGGCTCTATAGATCCATTTTGTCCATTGTAATGATTCAATAAATTCTGAGCTTCGGTTTCTGTTAAATATTCGTATGTGATAGTTAACCTTTGTACAAGTCTTTTTGCACCAACTAAAAATCTTACATTACCACCACTTAATCCCTCATGTATATTTTGGGGATAATCTCCATAAACTAATGCCCTTGTTTCTGGCTCTAATGATGGAAAAGTAGTCATTGTAAAACTGTGAAAGAGCCTGTAGATATTTCGTTAGATATTTCGGCAATATTACTATTATTAAGTGGAAAATGTGCCGCTTCTATATTGCTAACACCATCATTATCATATGTAATACTACTAACTTGATAATATTCTATTTCAGTTCTATCATCGCCGACACTATTTTTTCTTTGTAGTTGTAGTTTTATAATATTTGTCGGTATAAGTGTTGTTGTTAATAAAGCAGTTGAAAAAGCTATGTTATGTGTAGTATGTTTTCTTCTTGATAATTCATATTTAGCGTACAAAATAGCGTGATTAACATCAGCACAAAAATCTGACATATCAAACTGTTCTGTAGGTGCATCTAATGAAGTAGTAGAAAATTTAACACTAACTGTTTTACGTCTTGCAATTTCTGTTGGTGTACATTCTGTATAAATACAATTTGCAATGAAAGCTCTTCTTTGTTCTACTCCTAAATAAGATTTTTTAAATGTACCTTGAATAATGTTTGCTTCAGAAAATGTTATTACTGGAGTAAGTGCTGTTGTGTCTATCTGATTACTGTTATTTATTGGAAGTATTGGTGCAAATTGATATTTACCACCAACAGACAAGAAAGATAAAAAATAAAATGGGGAAGTATTAGTAATAAAATCTACTATATTTATTGATTTAGATAATATGCCATTAAAAAACATATTATTATTTGTGCAAAAACTAGAAAGATTTTGTAAATTAGATAGTTCTACAGGTGCAACAATTGTTGCTGTATTATTACCATCAATTTTTTTATAAAGCTTAAATAGATGCATAGCTAAATCTATAAATTGATTACTAGCACCTACTGAATAGCTAGAACCAGATAAACCAGCACTGAATAAATCTACTTTTACACCCTGTTCATAAAAGATATAAAGTTGTTTTGTTGTTGTAGGAAAAGTACCAGATGAAGGAGTTTCATAAAGATTACCACTTGATGCTAAGAATGTTATGTCTGCAAAAGATGAATTATTATTTGAGTTGTTTGTAAGAGTAGAGGTTGGGCTTATTGCGTATTCAGTTTGTACTCCTTCAAGTGTCCCAGTGCTTGCAGGGTTACTTGTATTTGTTTGAGTATTAAGTGAAACAAAAGTATGTTTAAAAATAAATTTTGTACGTCCTCCACTTACTTGCTGCAAGTTTGACAAAGTAGAACCAGTAGCAGGGGGAAATAAATTACCATTATTTAAAAGTGCGTTAGTATCTTCTATTGTTCCAACTGTTTTACCTCCTATTACATTAAAACTTGAATCAAATCTTGCGTTATTTATAAATTGCATATTTAAAGTCTGTAGATATATGTTTTGATAATTTGTAGTAACATTAGCCCCAGTTTCAGCATCAAAAACCTGCAAGCTTGTAGTAAAAGTTGTATTAGATGTATCACCAGTACCAAAAGTTTTTATTTTCTCTGAAATAAAATCTTTTGCTAAATCAGGTGTATTTTCTAATGAAGAACCAGAAGATGCTTTTTGTAATTCTACTAAATAACTGTATATATCATTACCACAAAATAGACCACTACTAGAAATAGGGCATGTTGTAGGACTGCTAGCAAGTGTTGCCGCAGTATTATATAAATGGCTTAATGATACACTTGTATCATCTAAGAATGTAAGTTTTTTTAACCCTGTAAATGCTTTTGATTTAATAGGTGTACTTGCTATTTCTCCTTGTGATATAACAAATAATAATTTTTGAACAAAACTAGATGAACCAGCTTTTATTAGACTTGGTTGCATCCAAACACCACCAATATTATTAGATCTTTTACCAAAAACAATAGGTACTGTTTCACCTGATTGTGCTATTTTTTGTGCTTTATCTAAATCAGCATTAGGTTTTTTTACATTATCTAAACTATCATCTAATTTTTGAGAATCTTGGTTTACATCAGATTTTCTTTGTGCATTACCTGTAAATGCAGGTTTTACACCTTTAGCACCAATAATAAATGAAAATGTTTTAGGCATTATTCATACTCCAAAGACATTATGAAGTTTAGTATTTCTGGAGTTACAACAAATGAAACAAAATCAAATGTTTTTATTTTTGTAGATCCTGTTAATATATTACCTTCTTTGTTTTTATATATTCTTTTATTGTTTTCTACAAAACCTTTTGCATCTGTAATTTTTGTACCATTTTCTAAGGTTGCTTTAATATTTATTGCAAAAATAAAACTACTCATGTTGTGACAAACCTACCTAATAAATCACTGCTTATACGTCTTGATGGTACTTGTGCTTTTTGTTTTGATATTGCAGGGCTAACTGTCCAAGTAACAGTAGAATCATTTATAGTTGCGTTTTCAATAGTCCCATTAAATCTACAAATAAGAGAAGCACTATTACTAAAAGAATCTTGTCCAATAGATTGAGTATATAAAGAAGCTATTACAAGACTATCGCCACCTATTGCAGTATCAGTTAAATCTATAATTGTAGCTGTAGCTGCTAAATTTATAGTTAAATCACTAATATTAGATGCTTCAGTTGATGCAAAACCACTAGCATCAAACGCTAAATAAGTAAAATTCATATTTTGATCAATCTCTGAATCTGCTGACAAATTTTGTGCTGATTGATAGAAATTTTGATATGCAATAGAAGGAGATCTTTTATTACTGCTGTTTAAAACATTGCTTTTATCAGAATAATATTCTAAAAAAGTTAATATATCGAAATCAGCCATTTATGATAAACCTAATGATCTTCTAGCTCTTAAATCAGATTGAAGTATATTTAATGTTTGATCTATTCCACTTTGTACTGCTGTTGTTAAATCATTTGTAGTTATAAAATTTGTGCCATCCATTTGCGTTACTGCCCCTGTTGTTATATTAACATTAGGTCTTGAGATATAACCACCATCCGCAAATCTAGGGATTGCTGCACTACCACGCATACCTGCTAAATAATTCCTACTGAATGCCCCTGCTTTTCTTGCAGGTACTATATATTCACTACCAGCTTCACCTGCATAAATTAATTCTGGACTTGAAACAACACCACCTGCAGCCATTGGAGTACCAGAACCTTCACCACTAGTATTATTTCTTCTATTTCTTAAGTTTCTCAGCTTTTGTAATATTCTATTTATAAAATTAAGAAATGATCTTAATGGTGCTGTAGCTGCAGATATAGCTGATTGCACAATGTTAGGAATACTATTTATAGCTGCTTTTATACCTCCAACAACACCATTAAAAACATTGGTTACAAATTCTGCATAACCTCTAAATGGTGCTAATAAAAAATTACCTATTGCTTTCATTGCTTCACCTATCTTATCTCTATTAACAAATATATGACCTGCAACAGTTCCAATAAGTTTACCCAAAGCCATTAAACCAGCTATTATTGCTCCACCAATTAAAAAAGGTGCAATAACAGGCATAAGCCCTGTTATGGCTGGTGCAATTGCAGCAAACATAGCACCTAGTTTAACAGTTGCTAAAAATTTAAATGATATTACTAAACTTGCAAATATAGGTGCTATTGCAATTATGGCAGGTGCTAATAATCCTAAAGCTATAGTAATACCTTTAACAGGTGCAGGTAAGGCAGCAAATTTAATAGCTCCTTGTTCAATAATACTTACAAGCTTTGATAAAGCTGGTAATACTGCTGTAGTAAGTTGTACTTTGATAACATTAAATTGTTCTCCCATTTGTGCAAAATCGTCATTGAAATCTGCCATACTTTTTGCACTAGCATCTGTAAATGCTGTACTTAATCCTTGAATTGCTTCACTACCTTGATTCATTATTGGTATTAACTTTGACCCAATACCAGTACCAAATATTTCTGAAGCATTAGCAGCAGCTAAAGTCTTATTATCCATTGCTTTTATCTTGTCTCCTATCTCAAAAAACATTTGATCTAATGGCTTCAACTTGCCATCAACACCCGTCACGCCTATTCCTAACCTATCAAATGCTTCTTTTGCTGTACCAACACCATCGCTAGCATCTTGCATGTTTTTAGCAAGTGTTGGGAAAGCTCTACTTAAAGTCTTAAAATCTGTCCCCCCTAAATCTGCAGCCTGTCTTAACTTATCCAAAACAGGTACAGCAAGTCCTGTTTTTTGGCTCATCTTTTCTAATTGATCACCTAACTGCAAAGTATCATTTACTAATTTACCCATTCCAGCAATACCTATAGCAGGTGCTAAGTTTTTCATTACACCAAAAGCATTACTAGCAGCAGTTTTAAGTTTATTCATTGCTGTTGCTGTATTATTAGTACTTGTTTTTAAACCGCCTAAACTTTTTTGCAACCCACCAATTTCATTCTGCCCTGTAACTTTTGCTTTTATTGTATAAGAGGTGCTTAGATCCATTATTTATTTTCTTTATTAATAATTTCTACTATTTTAGCCTCTAATACCTGTAAGTCAGCAAGTATTTCTAAAGGTTTTTTTATTTCGTCTTTTTTTAACTCAAATATCCATTTAATAACATTGTAATCAAGAGCATAAATTACACCCTGATCAATTCTCCATTGAGTCTGTATATCTAAGAATATTGTTATAGCTAACCAATTTTGTTCAAAAACTTCAAATGTTTTTATTTCTTTTTTTTGTTTTATTGGTTCACCTAATAGGACTGCATCGTCTTTATCTGTTTCATCAATAATGCGATCACCGCACCAAAACAATGCAGCCCCTTCTAGTTTTTTGTTTTTTGTTTTGTAACTTCATTAAAATATTTTTCAACAAGTATATTAGCAAGACCAGCAATATCTAATAATTGTTTTTTTGTTGCTTTTGTAAAAGGTATAGGATTTTTTTCTGAATCTGTAACACCATCCCAACCTACTAAAATTTCATCTGCAATCATATAATCAGATATTTTCACCCCATCAAAAATACCTTCATCTAATTCTTTTTGTTTTTTTTGTGCCTGTATACCGATTTCATTAATTCTTGATTGTGGAATAATTTTAAATACAGCGTCAAATGTTTCTTCTTTTTGAGTACCACCATCTGAAGGAGTATAAAAAACAATAGGATGCGTAAAAGTTGCTTCCTTTTTTAAAATAAACATAAATTTATATAATATATTCTAGGGTAAACCCTTTTCTATAACTTAGCAACTAGGTAAAAGCTAAACTAAATTCATCTTGACCTGCATCTGTAGGAGTTGCATAAAATGGAAGGTTAAGCATTGTTATACCATCACTATCTTCGTAAGTTGGCTGTCCTAAATCTGTTTGTGGACAAGATACGGTGACAATATTACCAGCACCGCCAGAATGCACCCAAGTATTACTGCCAGTAGATGTGCCTGTAGCAGTTGTAAAAAAGTTTTTATCTGATAATGCAACAGCTTCTACAACCATTGTTCCTGATGGCCTACGGTCTGTAATTAATGCTTCTTTTGTGCCACCTACTAATTCCCTGTATATAACTTCATTAGCAAAATCTAATTCCCAAGATTGCAAAGCGGCTGAAAAACCGAATATAGAGAAACTAGATGTATTACCATTTTTAAACAAAACGGGATCAGGTTGTAGTGACTTTGTAACTGTAGGTAAAGCAGTATCAGTCGGTGTGTTGAATATACCTTGCATTTCAAAGTTTCGTTAATATTGCAAACTATTGAAAATGTGCCTCTTGCACCTGTAACCTTATGCCTTACACCGTCATAGTTAACAAAAAATGTGCAACTATCTTGAGTAGCTAATGTAGATGGTGTATAAGTAACAGATGTAGATGATACTGTAGCCGCACTTAAACCACAAGCTTTTAAAATCGGATCATATTTTGGGGCTGTTCCCGCTGCTCCACTACCTACCATGTAAACGCCAAAACTTAAATTTACTCTTGTATTAGCTAATAAAACAGGATAATTACCAGGGTAAGGTCTTATAGTTTCCTGTTCTACTTCATCACTAGCAAGTGGTTCAATTTCTAAATCAACTACCTCTACATAGTTGGAACTGCCTGTAGGTGTTGGGTCTGTTCCATAGCTA